TCTACACCGGGAGAAAGGATCATCGACGGTCGACCCCCCGTCGGCTTTGACGCAGAGCATCAGCTAATGTATCAAGTGGATTCAATATGGGCAGTCCAGCAGCAGTCAGAGCCTCCAAAGAGGCCCAGGCTTGCTGCCAGTTCATAGGTTCCTTAAGGATAACTTCCTTAGGACACTTTGAATGGAGTTTCCGAATAAATGATGAGATCTTTTTTGATTTCACCATCTTTCCATCTCTCCACTGTTTATAAGTACTTCCTTTGGTTAATACGTCAATCAATAAATCTATTGATGTATTGATCAACCCAGGTACAATGGATTCTCTTGGTTTCATGAATGCTACATCCATAGCTAAGTTTGTTAATTCTTTCACAAGATTAACAAGCATATAGCTGATTGGATGGAACTCCCAGTCTAGAGCGTATCCAACTGCAGTTGATTTACCAGACTGTAGGTTAGTATGGAGCTTATTCATAAGTTCCAACCTAACTTTGGCCTCTTCTAAATATTGCATATCAATAGTGTTCTTTACATGGGACTTGTCGAGCCCGGCCCAAGGATTAGGATATAACTTATGGGTGCTTTCGCACTCAGGTTTATCTTTAATACTCTCGATCCGGGTTATCGGCTGCCCATATTCGTAAGGGACACTGAAATTCAATATAGCGATATCCTTCATCTTTTGTGATAGGAGCGCATCAAGAGGCTTAGGTAATAGGGTGCCGTCTTTAGCAACATATGTTACTAATCCGAGCTTATCCCTCAGTTCTCTCATGAGTTCAGAAATCATATGGGTTTGACCCTTATGGAATATCTGATTCAGGAGGTTCGGAGAGATTGTTCCTACTACCCGCCCATCTCTAACGAGATTTCGAGCGAATTCAGCTGATGAAGGTTTTCCTTCTTCATGCTTAATCGTCTTGTTTGCGTTGATCTTAACACCTAGAATTTCAGTCATGTATTGTTCATACCTCATTGCTAACTCCACCCCGGAGATGACAATGTCATCTCCTAGGATAGCGTAGCGACATGGCAATTTATATTTCCTTGACAGGAAACGTAAAGTCATGTGATGAGTCATGTTCAACATGGCCCAAGAAGTATAGGCGCCCATAGGTTGACCAACCTCATAAGAGATGTGCCGCCCATGGTGGCTACTAAATGGAGGAAACTCCGTCATCAGATAGGACCAGATGTCACCTATTTCATCCCCGAATATCGCTTTTGCGAC